AATACCAGGCACCAAGTATTGATGAACCATGTCCGGTTGTAGCAACACAAGGACGGCTTGCATTGGCCAAGGTAAATTTTCTTTCCAAGCAATTCAGCGGCCAACCGGAAAGCAAGAACATATCTGTAGAAGGTCCTGCCGGAACAATAACCTGCAAAGACCACCACGCTTTCGTGTCGGCCTATTACGGAAATGGTCATAATCATTCTGTAGAACAGCCTGCACCTACGGTTACGACTAAGGACAGACTAGCATTGATAAATTCTGTTTTCATAGATAATCAATATGGAACAGGAAAGCCTACATCGATAGAAAAGCCGGTTGGTACAGTAACTACAGTACCAAAGTTCAATATGGTAAGTTGTAAACCGTGGATAATGAATACAGCTTTTTCAAATATTGGGAGCAGTATCGAGCAACCTTCACAGACCATTACAGCTAACCGCAAATGGCATTACTTGATGAATCCGCAGTTTGCCAGTGCTGGAGGTTCAGTGAACAATCCTTGTTTTACATTGATTGCTCGAATGGACAAAATGCCGCCTTATTTGGTAGAAGTTGAAGGAGGTATCGGCATACAGGTCATACCCGAGGATAGTCCGATGACTGTCAAAATTAAGGAGTTTATGGCTCTCTATGGCATCATCGACATCAAGATGCGTATGCTACGGATTGCTGAATTGAAAAAGATTATGGGTTTTCCGGAAGACTATGTCTTGATCGGCCCGCAATCGGACCAGAAGAAGTTCATCGGTAATGCCGTGGAGGTGAATATGGCACGTGTTCTTTGTGAGGCTATCTGTAAGGAGATTATAAGAAAAAGAAAAGTTGCGTGATATGGGAAAACAGGAAAGCGTGAGCGATTTTTATCAGTATGCAAAAGATTTGGCCAAGGCTGAAAGGGAACTGAAGGTTGAGCGATGGGTTGAAGTCACTCTTTATTACGGATATGCAGATAAACAAGTAAGTCTTTATCACTACAACCTTCCCCGTGAAATGTATTTCCGCTACCAATGGGTGATTAGATGGAGGATGGCGAAATTGCAGTGTCAATATCCCAAACAGATTATTGGTATAAGTCTGTATCACTATGATAAGCGTTCAGGAGAATCAATGGAACTTAATAGTTGTCTGTCTAAACTGATTTCCGCAAAAGCCCAGATAACAAAAGCAGAACGAAAGATGAATGAGTACATCGAGCACAATCATCAGAACAACCTGTTCTTTGACGAAGACACGGACGAGGAACTGATTAAGTACCGGAGAAAACTGGAACGCAAGAAAATTGAGTGTGAAGAGTGTGAGAAACGATTAGAACAACTTGTAGAAAAAAGGAGGAGAGAAAATGGCTAACATTGTTAAATTGACCGGATGCAAGGAAGTTTCACATGATATATATGCTTACTTCACTTGTGATGCTGAAAAAGCATTGAAGGCTTTGGAGCTTGAGATACCGTGTACTGGAGCAAATAGCACTGGGGCATACAACATCTACTTTAATGATGATGGAAAAATTATCTGTGAATATATGACGTTCTGTGTTACACGTGAGTTTAAGAAAGTTTCATCCACACAGGATGCTGTTGAATGGATGGATAAGAAAATGAATGGAAATGAGTAAAACGAAATTGTATTACCTGTTCCTGGTAGTAATGTGGTGGCTGGTGGGATAGGTGGAAAGGATAAACGAATATGCAAATATCAATCACAGAAAAAGAAGTTAATGCAATAGACTTCGGATTAGAACAGATCAGAGAAGCGTTAGAAGGTTCTTCAAATGATGATTATATACAATTAGCTAGCGAAGCAATAGAAGGGTTAAATGGTATATTAAGAAAATGCCATGTTGCCAGAGAAAAATCTAACGACTTGAATACTGCAAAAAGATACATTCGCTCAAAAAACGGATTTATGCCGCCTGCACAGCTTGATAAAATGGCAAGATTATTAATAAGAAAATCAAAAGAGAGAATATGACAAAAGAGGATATTAAAAAGGCAGCATCAGAATACGCCAATGAAGCGTGTCGCCCACTTTGAGAACAGGTAAAGAGCAAGTATGTATGGTTGATTTTATAGAAGGTGCTAAATGGAGAATCAATTCCGTTTGGCATGATGCTACTGAAAAGCCTACTAAAAAGAAAATTATCATAGTCGTAACAGATGACGGTTATATGTTACAAATAAGTTTTATAATAGGTGCAGATGATTGGGATGAATTTGTAAATGAAGGATGTATAGCAAAATGGTGTTATAAAGAGGATTTATTACCTAATATGGAGGAATAATTATGATGCCAAAACAGTTACCAAATGTAATGAATGATAAAGGGTATCAAAAAGATGCCTATGATTTTGCAAAGAAAATTATGGAGTGCAAGGGAATACTTGGTCCATGTAAGGATATGAACCATTTCCAGGAATGGATGGAAGAAGCTTTGTCAAAGGCTTACCTATATGGTGCGCAAAGTGCTGTAAGAGTAGGTTATCTACTTGCTGACAAGGATTGGGAAGAAACATACAAAGGATTAAAAAAAGAGATTGCCGAATTGAAGGAAAGAATAAAAGATGAGTAAATATGAGTAAGAAAGAAGAAAAAGCAAAAGAATATGCAGACTGGCTACACAAAGAAGTAGAAGAACATAATGGAATCAAATGCAAGCCAGAAGATATGTATTACAGAAATGGAGATATTCGTGATGCATATCAGGAAGGTTGGGATGAAGCATTAAAAAATCAGTGGGTAAAAGTAGAAGAAAAACTCCCTGAAACATATAAAGATGTGCTTATTGTTTTTATAAAGAACAAAGCTATCAAAGTTGTAAAAGCTATATATATTGGAGGAGGATTATGGATATATGGAGATGTGATGAATATTAATAATGTTATCGCATGGATGCCAATACCATCATTCGATGATATATTGGAAACTAACAAAGATGTTTTGCAACGATTAAAAGATAAATAACTATGGAAACAAAAATGATAAAAGTTTTCTTTGATGTGGAACTAGCTAAGAAAATCACAAATGGTGAGATAAAAGGTAAAATAGTCACACGTAACGGAAAAGATGCGAGAATTATTTGTTGGGACAAAAAGTCAGATAGTATATATAATATTGTTGCATTGCTTGATGAAAGTACAATGGAGAGAATATTATCTTATACTATTAATGGTTCTGAAGTAGCAGAAGAAGAGCGTGATAACGACCTTATGCTTGAAATACCCGAATTCATGACGTTTAAGGATGGCGATGTAATTGCTTTTGGCCATACAGAAAAATCTATTGCTATCGGAATATTCCACAGTCAAAAAAGTTATAAAAGTCATGAATGTTATGTAAAGTTAGACTGGTCTGGAGGTTTAGTTTACGATGTAGATCAGCTTACTTACAATAATGCTCGATATGCAACTGAAGAGGAAAAGCAACGACTTGCCAAAGCATTAAAGGAAAGTAAGGATATTGAAGCAAAAGAATGCTTGAAAAAGTTAGGCGTTCAACAAAAGCAAGAATATGAGTTTAAGCCATTTGATAAGGTGCTGGCGAGAGACTCTAAGTCGAATAAATGGAAGATAGATATTTTTAGAGAATTTATAGAGGATGGAGGAAATGAAGGATATAGATATAACTGTTTTTATGATAATTGGAATTACTGTATTCCATACAACGAAAGCACAGCACATCTATTAGACACAACAGAAGATTTTAAACTATGAAAACGAAATGCCGGCAATACTGACATTCAATATTGTTGATGCATTGAATAAAACGATAGTTGAATATTACAAGAAAGACAAATGAAAGCAAAACTAACAAGATCATACGATATTGGTCAGGGTGTAACACTTATGAGTGGAACAGAAGTAGAGATAATTTCAGTAATGCCGATACCTGCCAGTACAGCATGTGTAGTTGAAATTGACGGGTATGGAAAGAGGATAATTGATACAGGCTACCTGAATGTAGATGAGAGTTACCTTGTGCCGGATTGGGAACAGCGTAGATATGAAATAGCAAAGGAATGTGTCGCTGTACTCATGAGTGGTGAAATGACTTTAGAAGATGCTGCAAAATTAAGTGTTGAACAAGCGGATGCACTTATTACTGAACTGAAGAAAAAGAATAAAGTATGAAAGCACTATCAATCAAACAGCCGTGGGCGAGCCTAATCGTTCACGGTATTAAAGACATCGAGAACCGGACATGGAGCTGCCCTCAGAAGTACATCGGGCAGAGGGTACTAATACACGCATCTTCCTGTAAAGGTGTACGAACATGGAGTGATAGGCAGGATCAAGAACTTCGGAAAAACAGGGATATGTATTTCAACTGCGTATATGATAAGTTCCCTAAGGGAGCCATCATCGGCAGCGTAGTTATATCCGACTGCGTACAGAACCATCCGTCCGTCTGGGCAGAGAAAGGTTGCTGGAATTGGGTGCTGAAAGATGCAATTCTATTTGATAATCCTATTCTGCATGTGAAAGGGAAGTTAGGTTTTTGGGATTTTAAACTTGTAAAATAATAAAGAATATGGAAAATGAAATAAAGATAGGTGATAGAGTTGAAATAAAGAGTGTTCAAGAATTGATTGATACCGGAAGAATGACGGTTCAAAGTGCGAAATTTATTGCTAATAAACAATTCAGAGTAGAAAATATAATAGAAGGTCCTGGTGAAAAACTATTTATTCTCAGTAGTCTAAATGCAGGTGATATTGGAGGATATGTTCATGTATTTTGTAAAAGGGAGGACTTCGACATATATCGAGAAAGTAAGCCTGTGACCGGTAGCATCAAGAACGACCGGAAAGACGACAAGGTTATGATGGAGCTTTTGCCCTGGAAGGAGCTGGAAGAAATAGCAAAGGTATATACTGCCGGAGCAAAGAAGTACGGACCGAACAAATGGCAGAACCTTCCTGACGGCTATCAAAGATACAAGGGAGCAATGCTCCGGCACCTGACTGAAGTAGAAAAAGGGAACGATGTTGATCCAGATACCGGATGCCTGCACGCTGCTCAGGTAGCATGGAACGCAATAGCCATGCTTCATTGCAAGATGGATGAATATAAATCTAAATCTAAGTAAGCGTTATGGAATGGAACGAAAAAGTAAAGCTTGCAACTGCACTAAATAATGATGACAACAAGGAAGCCTGTAAAATCGTGTTGGAAAACGAAATGGATATGCAGGCATGGGACATGTTTTTAACCGGTATGGACTTGACGAAATCGGACGAATATATATCACTCGAAAGTAAAATACATGATAACCAGAAAAATATTAATGAACATCTCGGTCTTATACCATGTTATCGGTTAAATGCTCTTTTACAACTATGGAAAAAGGATTCTTTGAAAAAAATAGATATAGCCTTGTTCGGTATGCCATATCTGTATCAGGCCGGTGATGTTAATTTTCATAGTGAAATGGTTAAATTAGGGTTGTCAAGAGGGAAACCCCTGTTATGCGGATTGCCTCATAAAGCCATAATTACATGCAGGAATGAATATTTTCTTGTAGACTATGAGGACGAAAAAGCTTTCTGTGATAAATATGACATGATACCCACCTATACAATGGAAGATTTCATCGAGGCGATCAAGCAGTTAAAAGTTAAAATATTTTGATTCTAACAAGACATGGGAATAATATTCATCATATTGTTTACGATAGCCGGTTTCACAGCCGGTTATCTTTATGGGAAAGGAAGTGTAAAGAACCATACGAAGAATCCTAGAGAAGACAAGACAAATACCTAACTTGTCAACATCTTATATTTATTAATTTGTTAATTTGCTTGTTATGGAAAACAAGATTATACAGATAAAAGGAATTACCCGAAACACGGATGATGGGATATGTCCGGACGGGGAGTGCATGGAACTTATCAATGCTCGTTTAAAAAATGGTTCTATTGAACCTATTGGAAAACCTATATTGATAAAGGAAACTAAAAATACCTATAAGAATATATATTACCACACCTTGGCTAAAAGATATATAGGTATTACTTCTGACGGGAAAATGTATGAAATGCCGGAGGACATGTCAACAGAAAACCTTATGGGTATAAGTGAAACGGTTTCCAAAGTAGAGTTCATTGGATATACGGTGGCAGCCATTACAGAAAATGGTCTGAGATACTTTCTGTTTCAGAATGAAAAGTACAAATACCTGGGGGATCTCCCCGAACTGCCTGACATAAAAATAAGCAAGTCTTTCATAAATCATACAGTAAAATCGGACACTACCCTGATTCATGGAAGAAGAGCCTCCAGTGAAGAGAACAAGGCTTTCAATGACGCTGCTTACGGATATTATCTCAAGTGCATATCTGAACTTATCAAGGATTCATATTTCATACATGCCACGGAAATAAGGATTGCATTCAGATTGTTTGACGGATCATATATCAAGCACTCTCCTATAAGACTTATTTATTTCAATACAAATGAAAGCGTAGAACGAAGATTTTCGGGAACGGACAGAGCCTACAGTGCAACTTTCAAGGGAAGGACTGATGAAATGCTGTATGTAGGTGAGCACATTCTAAACGGAGAGGCAGGGAATGAAAGCAGATACGAAGAATACGTATGGTTTTCCGTAATAGGCTTTATGCTTTCTTTCAAAATGGAGGGAGTCGATCTAACCGACTGGGAAAATATAATATCTTCTATTGACGTTTTTGCCACCCCCAGTATGATATACTGGAACATAGATACTTCTGATAAACAGACGGAAGCAAGTAAGTTAATGACGGAAAGTTCACTTTTTTACAAGATTGGAGAATTTAATCTGTCAGGAAAGTTTAAAAGGACTCAGGAAGATGTATCACATGATATTCTGGCAACAAGTACAGCCCTAGTAGATGATTCAGGAACTCACAATTCTATTATACCAGGAATGTCCTACGTATATAACGGAAGACTTCATATAGCCAGCTATAAGCAAAAGCTTTTTGAAGGCTACAACAAAGACTATCTTTATGACATAGGAGATGAAACATTGGGTACTGGAAACATAACCGTAACTATTATAGTAAAGACATCTTCGGGAGATAAGTTCTTGCAAAGAGAATTTACAAATGTAAGCATACCTAAGTATTTCCCTTCATTTCTCATGTACCCGGACTACAGGGCTTACAAAATATCTATACTTGTAAGGTATAATTCCATATCTAAATCGGTAGTTTATGACTTGAAACAGCATGATTCGCTTAATCTTGCCTATCACTTCTTCAATACTGAAACAGGATCTTCCAGCGGAGAACATGAAGTTGCGGATGCCGTGCCGGATAGTGTTGAAAACTGGAGCAACCCGGGAACATATATACACCTGAACGATCCGGAAGAAATTAAGAACGTCCTGAAAGTTTCAAACCTTAACAACGTGTTTTCTTTTCCTCCAGATCAGACCTATCAGTTTAATACTGAAATCATAGGAATGCAGTCAAACGTAGTTGCCATGTCACAGGGCCAGTTTGGTATATTTCCTCTGTACGTATTTACGAGGGAAGGTATTTTTGCCATGCAGGTAGCAACAAGCGGAAACATCGTATACTCCAGCGTATCGGCACCGGTTACACGTGACGTATGCAACAATCCTGATTCTATATGCGGACTTGATCAAATGGTCGCATTTTCGACAGACAGAGGTTTGATGGTTATCAATGGATCGCAGGTGCAGTTAATATCAGAGGAAATGAAAGGTTATCTTCCTTCCTGCTTTGACAGTTCTAGTATACTTTATGAAATAATTTCATTCGCCGGAATGAATGAATGTCTGGAAAATGTAAAATTCGAGGATTTTCTTGTTGATTGCAAAATAGGATATAACTACCGGAGGAATGAAATTATAGTGTCAAACGGTACCTATAATGTATGTTTTGTCTATTCAATAGATTCTTCCTCATGGTATAAGATAAACCGTAATATCGGAACAATTGTGAACGCATTTCCCTATATGTGGGCTGTTTCCGGAAATTATATTTATGATCTGAACAATCTTACAAGAAATTCTGCTGACATAGCCATTATAACCCGTCCTATGAAATTCGGGGGGCTTGCAAGGAAAAAGATAATACAGGCCGCATTGAGAGGTGTAATTTACCACAAACCTGGCTACGAAAGGGGGGAAGAACGTACCGGAACAGATAACAAGTGTGCAGGAATGTACATTCTCGGTTCCAATGACACGCAGCATTATTATCTTGTAGGGAAGAAAGAATTTGATTGTAACCTTCGAGATTGCATTACAAGATTCTGCCGGTCCAATGCTTACAAGTATTACGTATTGTGCTTTGTCGGAAGAGTTGGTGTAGATACAAGAATAAACTTTCTTGACGTAAATTTTGAATGGGCTTTCAATAACAGACTAAGATAAAAAAGGGAGGGAAGAAAATCCCTCCTTTTTATATTCCCATTTCTGTGGCTCTCCTCCTTACACGTGGCGATAACGATGTTATATGGTCTTTCAGCTCCCATAATCTTGCATCCTTGTCAGAAGGATCTGCAATCTGTGGATAGTTATCCTTTATCCATTTCCACGAAAGATATTCTACAAGATATGATTCAAATGACCTCTCTACTACGGGTAGCATATCTCGTCTGTCCGGCCTGTTTGTTTTAAGAAATATACAGTCATTCTTCAGGACAAAATCAACCAGACGTTTTGTCATATAGCCCCTCATCCGGTTTATTTCGTCTGTAAGATAATCGGAAAGGATATCTGCATCGTCTGTTCCCGCCTGAACATATTTCATGTCAGGGTCCTTCCCTTTTTTGCTTTCACCTATATAATAGGTTTTTGTATACACCTTATCAAGTATACTCTGCTTGCTTATCATGATCTTTCCGGTTTTGTCCTTCTGGCGGCAAGCTGTATGATCTCATTTTCAAGACGGGTAAGCATATCATTGAATCTCTGTGCCTCGTCTGCCTTGATAACATTCAGCCAGTTGCGAAGTATGTACGTAGACATGTAGTTAATGATATAGTCTTTCAACTGCTCGTCTATGTATTCAGGGGTATTTGTCTTTGCCCTTGTAATGAATGAAATAGTAGAGTCGTCTTTTTCGTAGCTTGTCTCTCCGATCATTCTAGACATCAAGTTGCATACGATAGATGTAGCATCGGAGATATAGTCTTTCAGGATCGGATCGTCATCGTCAGACGCCTGAATTTTGGCGGATATTTCTACAAATCTAGGATCGGCTTTTGCAGACTCTCCTATGTAATAGGCGTGGTCCTTCATTCTGAGAAGAATTTCCTGAATGCCTATTTCTGTCGTGATTATTTTGCTTCCTTCCATATTATCTTTTTGGTTTTATTCTTTCGCAAAGTAGTTTTATTATATTCGTCGCATTAACTACGACTTTATCCGAATAGTATTTTACATCTTCCTTGTTTGTCATTGCAAACCACCTCTGACAAATAGAGTTGGAAAGATAGTTTACAAGACACTGCTCGAGTGTGGGCTTTGCCGTATCCTTCCAGTTAGAAGGAAGGTCAAAGTTAATGTTCAGCACTCCGTCACCATATTCAATGGTTCCGTATGTGGATATGACATCGCTTAGTTCGGACGCAGACTCTCTAAGAAATAACTCTATTATTCCTGCTTCATCCTCTGAGGCCGAAATCTTGTCCATATTGTCGGAAGCCTTGCCCGTATGTGCCGTAATAGCGTATACGTCATTATAAATCCTTTCTTCTTGTATGGAAATGATTACATTCATCTTGTTTATTTTAACATCGCTTCAACGTATTTGTATACCTTGTTTTCCGGAGCATCTTCGTCGTCGAAATAGAATGCGTGTGCAACTTTTAAGATGCTTGCATCGTCCAGAACTTTACACAGATCAAAATACATCAGGTTAAATGCAACATATTTGTCCCATTTGGTGGTACCTTCGGGAAACTTATAGGAAGATGTAGCATTTTCTACCTGATCAGCACTCCAGTGTTCCTTCCCTTCATGGTAATTCCCGCTCTTGTCTGTATAGTATGACCTGGAAATAACTTCCTTAGCTTTTTCCTCGCAAAAATGACAAGGTGATTTGCTGCCTTTAAAGATATATATTTTTCTCATAACATTTACTTTTTAGAGGAGTTTTCCATATATTTTTGAAATAATTCCATCATGTTATCCAGTTTCTTTTCCATGCTCGTTATCCTTTCATCTTGCTTTTTCTTTTCCGCGAATTCCGGATTCCATTCAGAAAGTATTTTTTCGCATTTTTCTACCATAGCTTTGTCGTTTTCATAGTTGGCTATGGAACTTTCTTTTTCCGCCTTTACGGCTTCGACTTCCTTTATTATTCCCTGCTTTTCGGTTGACAAAACAAGCTCTTTACCGTCAAACTTTGTGCTGTTTATACATGAATTCTCAACGAATGTGAATGTCTGTGTCCTGCCGGCAATCTCAATTGTCACATCAACAACACGCTGGGTAGGCATTGGTTGTATCGGGTTGCCAGGGTTCATGTTGGGGAAATAGGGTTCCCCCTTGTTGATTACTTTTCCGGTAGTAACGTTCATGTCCGTTCTGTTCAGAATGAAAACCGGATAACCGTTTCTTAACTCATTAAAATACATAGTCGTTAATTTTGTGTTTGTTTACATGAAATGGAGCAAGGTATTACCCTGCTCCATTTACTTATGATTGTATCAGGCTGCTGCCCCTACAATCTGAAGAGTGTTAGACGTTTCATCGTACCACATTAGCACGGCTCCCGTTCCCGGAATTCCGAGATCTGCAACCGTAGCTGCTGCCCCACCCAAAGTAGTTATAGGAAGAACTACATTGTTTACCTGAAGCTGCAAAGGAAGAGTTGTAGTCGTACCAGTAGGTATGGCGTTGTTCACGTAAAGAGTGAAATATCCCTGTTGAGGCTTGTAGTAAAAAGCATGGTTGGGAAGAGTAAATGTAACATCGGTGGTAGAAACGCTTACGGCAGTTGTTCCAATCTTAGAAATACCGCCTCTGTTTGTTACCGGTTGATTAAGATAAGGGATCATATAGCCTCCTTTCTTTAATTAACCCCAGAAACCTGTGCCCTGACCTACATATGGAGTTCCTGGAATATAGGTTTGAGGATATGTCGGAAGCTGGTGTGCTTGAACATATTCCACCTGACGGCTTACTTGATTCAGACCTGCCTGAAGAGGAGCGATAGAAGCCTGTATCATTCCTGCAAAGGTTCCTTGCTGGTCACGCAGATCTACTACTGTCTGCAAGCGGTTCTTTTCAGCGAGCAAGGTATCAAACTGGTTCTGACGGATGAGAGCGCGGGTTGCTTCACCTTCAGAATGGATTGCATTGGCCAGAGTATTGGTCTGTCCGCAGATAGCAAGCTGGTTCTCATAGCCCATCTTCATAATAGACTGTTGAGTCTGGCAGCAGCAATTCTGGATTGCAGAGGTAAGCTGGTTGTTTCCCATCAGTACCGCATTGATGATCTTTTCAGAGCTGAAACCGATCTGACCTCCTACCTGAGAGATAGCGTTCTTGATGTCACACAATGCACCAGAAATCTGGTTGAAGTCGCAGTTCAGGTTGGTAGCGAGCTGTTGTGTTGCAGCCTGATTGTCTTTCAGACCTGACATCAGAAGGTTAGCATTCTGGTTATCCTGCATCTGGTTCTGAATCGACGCAAGTTGCGGATTGTCTTTCCCGAAACGTCCTTCCATCAGCAGAAGAAACAACCAGATAAACCAGTTATTACCATTCATTCCATTGTTCATGCTCAACAACGTTGCAGCATCCATTCCACGGTTTGCGCCGTCGAAACACATAATTTTTTCAACTGAATCCATAATTTTGATGATTAAGTATTAGAATTTTCTCTGTAAGCTTACGGATTCAAATTTGCCTATTAGTTGTTTCTTTATCTTAAAAGATATTTCCTCAATGTTTCGTACTTTTTTCTTAACAATATGGAGCGCGCAGTTCTTTCCTCGAACTTTGTAAGTATATCAGTAACCGACCTGCTTGTCTGGCTTATTGAAAAGGATATGCTTGTAGTACTGAAGCCTATATCCGACAAGAGCTTAACCAAAAGGTATCTTGCATCTACCTGATCACATTTATGAGAATGGGATAGTATCTCATTCTGGTCTACTCCTGTTTTCTTACTGACGAGAAAAACAGCCCGTTGAAAAATCTCCTTGTCAATCATACTACCATTGAAATATATTATAGTTTACTGATATTCCTATATAAGGTACCATTCCTTTAGACGACAATCCATATCCAGCACTGATCCCTACTCCGAACCTTTTCTTCTTTCCGGTTATCTGCCTGTCGGTATATATGTATTCCCTTATGGTTCTAGGATAAAACCTTATTTCGTCAAGACGTGGGCCGATACCGCTTATTTTTACATAATAGTCAGAATCTTTGTATACCTTGTATTCTCTCTGGTGCCAGCAACTGTCGCTTGCATATATAGTGTCTGATTTGTCAATCCATGCGATATATGGCTGTGGTGAGAATATGTATTGAGTATCTGTTTCTACTTCCCTGACCGTATTTGTTTTTATAATGGTATCGTTTGTACGATCAGGATTATTTTTCCGCCCAGGAGTGACAAACCATCCCAGGCAGAAAGATACTATTGAAATCAACAAATAAAGAAGCCATTTCATATTTTAGGGTTTAAGCATTTTCGTGACATTGCGAAAATGGTCAGAATTTATACTCATCCATTGCATTGAAGCAAGGACATTCCTTTATCCTTTCCCACGGATCGACAATACCGTTACCGTTGGTGTCCGGAGATATGTCGCGGTGTCCCATGATCTGTGCATCGGGGTAACGGGAATGAAGCACCTTTAAAAGACTTCTGAGCGATTTTTTCTGCTGTTCCGTCCTGTTGTCTACTCCCTTTCCGGAAGAGTCAATACCGCCGATGTAAGCTACGTTAATGGAGGTGGAATTATATCCTTTTACTCCGTTGCTGACCTTGCTGTCGTCAAGAAGCTGAGTTATTATCCCTTCTTTGTCTACCAGGTAATGATAACCCGGATTCTTCCAGCCCTTTCTTTTGAATTCAGCTTTTATGTCATTCACTGTTGCATTCTGATTACTTGCTGTGCAGTGTACGAATATACGTTCAATCTTTCTCATTTTTTCTGTTCTTTATCTTGTGTTTGAAATAAAATCTCAGCAGCTAGCTTTGCAATCTCGTCCTTGTTCTCTATAATGACAGACATAGTTTTTTCGGCCTTCCTGAGTTCGGCTTTCTGCCAGCTCTTTTCCCTGACAGACTTAAATTCACAGAACACGCAATATGCAGCCCACAACATGCTGAATATAGGGAACGGAACCACTATACAGCATATAAGGTCTATGAATATAAGCACCATAAACGGGGAAAAGTATTTCTGGGCCTTGATCGCCGTTTTTTTATATCCGGTAGAAGTTCTTGCCTCACCTCTCTGTTTAGCCTTTATGACACCGGCAACAAAATCAATTGCCATAGCACAAATGGTTGCAACGGTGGAAAGAGCTATGAGTATGATATGCATCATCATGTGTTCATGTACAAACTGGTATATAACGTCTTTCATAATCGGACAAATATTGTTATGTATGTTGTAAGTATCAGTGTTACCTCAGCCCAGAATATAGGTTTAAGACTTTTCAGGCTCTCGTAGAATACTGCTTCCTTGTTCCTGAAAAGGCCGTAGACTATATATCCTGCAAATAATATCCATAAGAGAAGAATGTATTTAAAATTTATGTAAACCCATATCTGAGAAAATAAAAGTAACATCGCGGCTCCTGTATAGTGTGCAATGAATTCTGACTTTTCTCCATAAGCAAAATTAGGGGCCACTGCAATAATTATCAATCCTGCTGCCGCTAAAAACATGAGGAAACGACTTGCCGGAGTGCTTGCTTCATACGATACCGGAATGATGCAGAATGCTATAATAAGCATTACAAAAGTAAACCATTTCCGATGCTCAATACGATAATAACTTTCCGAAATAGAAGCCGGTATACCTAACTTCTTAATGACTACCAGCATGTAGATTATCAATGCCAGTAGCGAAGCTAACAACGATGCATAAATCATAATGTTTAAATTTTGTGTTTGTTAATAATTAAATTACTATATCAGGCTGCAAGGAATTTTAAACGTTCCTCGATAACGTTTCTTACGTGGGTGGTTAGATCCACTGCGACCTTCTTACAATCGTACCTTGCAGCTTAAAACTTACCGAGTTATTCTACTATACAGTATATCTAACCAAATCATCTTCTCCTCCTTGCTCTATATCTGTTATATTCCACATTGTCACAGGATATATTAAATCCTGGAATACAGACATAATCTGTGCGTTAGAGTATTTGTTGGGATGAATTCTGTCATGTCCACCAGCACTTGTCCACGCTGACCAATTTACAAATGATTCATGTCCATTAGTCTTTATAGTCAAATCTACAAATGCAACTTGATATTTTCTACATAAAGGTATTAATCTTTCTCTGATTAATTGATTCCAAGTATTTCCTCTACCTGATGTCGCAAAAGTTCCAGCTACAGTAGGCAAACAAAATACAAGTGATATTTCTCCATCATTCTTATTATAGGCAGGTCTTCCATTTATAGGAACTGAACCTCTTATTCTTCTGAATGCCTCGGTTACATTAGCTTCGAACAGATTTACTCTATCTTGTAATGTCAATCCTGCAAACATCGAATGATTTTTGTCAGCATCATTAATACCCCAGCACATAACGTACAAATCGGGATTTAACTTCATATCTTCATCTAAAAATCCATTAGAATATTTAGCAACCCAATTAGATAAAGCGTATTGATTATTACCTACCCATTCATTAGTATTTCTACCGCCAACACCACAATTAATAACTCTAAGGTTTTCCATTGGAAAGTTGCCTGCTTTCATTATCTTTTTAATGGAATAATTTCTCATTCCATAGAAAGCATCATCTTTCCCATCTAAAGCCGGTAAATACCCCTGAGTTGTACTATCTCCACTCATTGCTACTACAACAGATGTATCGGCGTTGTATATCTTCTCATACCAATGCGTCAAATATTCCCAACCAAATACGGGAATTATAGGATATCCAAAAGCATCTCTCCATTCTTTTTTTCTTACTATTTCATCATTTTTAGCGATAGGCTGAGCATAATCCATAGATGCAAGTGTATCATCACCAACTCCTTCTAATTTGTTAAGTCTATCAGCAACTGTATTCTCTTGATAGATTTCTGCATAAATATCATTGCTAATAGTCAACAAATCATCTTCTGTAACATTAGTTGTGTCTGTTTTGTAACCACAGATAAAATAGTATGTATAATTCTTCTCTATTTTAATTTCTCCAGTATCATCAAAATTTCCTGAGAATATTGAATCTTCAGAATTACCTACTGAAACTCTTATTTTATATTTTGTTTTATCGAATTTTACAACATCACCTATTTTTAACGATGCTTGTGTATAAAAATAATTCAGAACTTCCGTATCAGGGGTAGTTGTAGTAGTAATTCTTCCTACATTGTATGTATAATTCTCTTTCGCATAGATTGATGGCAAATCACCTAACTTATCATTAATATCACCTATAATATTATTTAATTCGTTATATAGTGTTTGAAGTTCAATTTTTAAGTTATCAATTTTCCTATCAATAGCATCTTTTTTAATAACTATTATGTCTTGTGATATAGTAGACAACTCCCCATCTTCTATATTTGAAGTATCAGACTTATATCCAGTTATATAATAACTATTATAAGTTTTATTTATAATTATAGAACCTGTTTTATCAGGATTACCAATAAACAGACCATCACCTGATGATACGCATAATGATAAAGAATACAAATCCTTATTAAATTTAATAACATCACCTTCAACAAGCCCTGTAATTCCATTGGAATAAAACCAATTCTTGACGGATGTATCAGCTTCTCCATTTACTTGTAATTTACCAATATTGCATGTAAATAGTGCTTCTCCAATTAACCCATAAACCTCGTTAAAATCTTCATATACAGAATTTGATAATTCTATTATTTTTTCTTCTAAGATAGAGATTTGTTTATCTAACTTTCCTTTGTCAATAACTACTACATTTTTTGCCAAATCTTCTAAATCTGAAGATTGTATATCTGTAGTATCAGTCTTATATCCAGTAATAAGATACTTAGAATACTCTTTTGTTATTTCTATAACACCTGATGTAACAATGTTATTAACATATATACCATTACCTTGTGGCACGCACAATGAAATGGAATATTTATTCTTGTTAAATTTAATTACATCGCCTACGTTAAGCCCAGTAATTTCATTAGAGTAAAACCATTGTTTTGCTGTTGTATCAATTTCAATCTCATCTGAATTTGTTTTAATACGCCCCACATTAAATTGAAATGGATTATCTCCTATCGTATTATATATTTCATTCTCTAGCTCGGTAAGTTTTTCAAATGTATCTCCAGTCCAGCTGCCTACGCTTGTAAATCTGCCTCCATTATAGCGATGAAAGACCGGTTTGTTTGTTTCAGAGCTGATAAAACCTATTTTAATGCCGGAAAGCTGATATTTCTTTGGAACAAGCAGAACTGCTTCTTCTAAAGTAAACTTGTTAGTTACAGTATTGATGTCCGGCTGTACTCCGGTCAGGGATTTCATGGCGACGAACGTATGGTTCGTATAATTGACAAGATTAACCTTGCTTCCTGCAGAATACTGTTGAGCTTCTATATAGGCAGGCTGTGACTCATCGTATTCTATGGCTTCCCAGAAGCCCGTATGACTATGAAAGCGCGATACGTTATATGCATTTGTATTGTTGTCTATAAATGCAAGTTCTTCCTTGATGGCTTCGGATTCATATCCGGAAGTGACAAGGTACCAGTTTTCGTTGACGACAAGTTCTCCTCCTGCACCTATGGTTGCCGGTTGGTAACTGTTGTTCTCGATTTTACTACGAAACATGCATCCATAAAGAGTAACGTCATTCAATTTATGATATGGAGCATTACTACTACTCCAATTCCCTCTATATACAGGAATTTTGCCAATTATTTTACGCTGATTTGCCATGATTACTGATAATTAAAGTCTAAATAAACATTTCCGGTTTCCTCGTCAATTCCTCCGTTTACAAATGCGGAATTGTCGGCCCCGAAGACTGCATATATGTCACCGCTTTCTTCATCTATCTCTAAAGCCAGAATATTCTTTTCAATCATTCCAGCAATAACTGGTCCCTGAGCGGCAGCAAGAACCTGTATATTGTCGGGAGTTGATTCTCCTCCGTTAAGGTTGTTTACAACAACAAGATCATCTACATTACCTGTTACACCGCTATTTCCCTGATCACCCTTTGGACCTTGAATACCATCATCACCTTTTTCTCCCTTGATGTTCTTAAAGTAAAAGCTCATCTTGTTTTGGAAGAAGCGTATCAAGACAGCAGGGATTCCCACATTAGCGTCAGATTCAGCATATACTTCTTTAATTGAAAAGTTGTCTATGTCGCTTTTGAACTGCCTGTTTATCTCTCCCTGCATCTTATCGAGGTTTTCATCCTTTATCTGATCAGAGAACGCAACGGTATTGTCGGGAGTATTGTTGAATAATGTGCCGAATATGTTTATCTTCTTTCCCATATTATACGATTGTTACATGAATATCTCCTTCATTTAAAGGGGATGAACTACGATAACATTTATAAATCAATCCTTTATAAGTCTTAGTCTCGTAATCTTCGAAAGGAAACAGTATTCCGGAAGAATAAATTCCTTTTATATCAAAATTCTCAGGGAGAAGAAACCACAGATAGTTTCCCGTAACTGGATTTTGCAGGACATATTCTTTCTTGAAGTCACCGTTTAAGTCTGACTTTTCAAGACTTTCTACGGAAAGACTCGATGCGCTGTTCTGATCAGAGAAACCGAAACGTACCGGAAGAACAAATAAAACATTCTTTGTGACCGTATAAGTCTTTCCTTCATACACTGCGGATATGACGTATGAAGTATCTTTGCTTACGCTTTTGAATGTTTTGGAATTTCCTTCAACGGGAACATCATTAACAGTTACCATTTCCGGATCAAGAATACTTTCTCCTTTTGTAAGGCTCCATGACAAGGTGATATCGGTCGATGTTCCTATTTCATACAACCCCGCTCCCGTTACAGATAGAGTGATCGGAAATATATTGTTTTCTACTTTTTCCAGTCTGCTGCTAAAATTGACAACATCGTCGACAACAGATTCCGATTTTTCAATGATACATATAATCTTTTTTGCCAGATAGGAAAGAGCTAACGCCGCCTGTGAAGCCGGTTTCTGTAACTCGATCATCTGTTCAGGAGTTAAATCTATATGAACGCCTTCTTCTGAAGGAGGAAGTGTTTCCGGCCTATGGTAGCCTAATGATTTAAGCCATTCTTCCTCGCTTCCTAGATATCCGTGCCTGAGAGCTATTTCATAAGCAGACTCACCTCTAACTCCGACAAAGAGATTACCGCAAAGAGTTACGCAAGGTTCATCCTCTATATCACAAGATGGCTCCTGACATGTTTTAGATACCAGCTTGAAGGCTTTGCATCTGTCGACACATGTCTGTCCTTCCCTACCCTTATTCTCCCATAGGGTAAGAGAATACACCCCTACGGACTTCTGTTCCCTTGCTGGATATTTTGCCCGTATTATATTTTGGGTTATCGTCATAGGAAGGTATGTCTTTTTCATTACGGGACTCGTTATCTCCAAAGAAAGTTTTCTTCCTTCTAGAGATACGGCAATTCCGTTTGTCAGGATAGCCCATTCTATAGATATGTCCTTACCTATTCTAATTGGCTGCAACATTCTCTTTATCGTTTAAAAGGTTTATAGATATAGTCTGCATTTCCTTAGCTGTAGTCTGATTCTCGAAAATAGAATACACCAGGCTGGCAACCATGTAACATAAAGCCTGAAACAAAGAATCCGATTCACCTATATTCAATCCTTCTTCTGGATTGTAGCCTGCTTCATAAACAAACAATTCGATTACGGGACTTCCTTTTACGCTATAGTATTCAAGTATTCTTTTACCTTCAGGATTGACAGAGAGTATACAAACAGGCTTACATACTCCAGCCCTTGTATTTTCGTTACATTGAGCTTTGTATATTTCACTGTCAGTAGTGTAAGCCTGAGAAACAATACGTTTCCATCCTTGCATTTTAAAAGCCACAAGCGACACAAAATCATCAGGAAGTATAACATACCCTGTACCGTCAGAATTTGGTGTCGGTGCTAGGCTTGTACCGTTCTTAGGATTTACGCACTTGTGAGAACTGTTTATTATAAGTGAAAGAGCATCGGGTATGCAGGATATTATATACGTTTCCAAAGAAAGCGTATCTTCTTCGAGAAAACCTTCCTCAGGCAAGTTGTCCTTAGCTGCCTCATTCATTATTTCCCGAACTTTATTTACAATATTTTCCTGCGTAACCATAATTATGCCCAATTTGGAAATTTCACTTTAAGCTGTTCTGCTTTTTTCTGAACATGTTCTTTATCCTGCAATTCCGAAAGAGATACTCCAAACTGATTGATAAGTATTTCTCTTGCAGACTGCATGTTCTTCACATCTGAAAAGACATGTCCTTCTTCTTCTTCAACTACTTTTTTATCTTTCTTCTTTACATCTTCAACTTCCCCGATCTTAAAAGACTTTTCAATCTTTATCAGACCTTTCTGGAAATAAGTGCAATTTTCAATAGCCGTCTGAATGACTGGATCAGAGGTAGTAAATGTTGCCGGGAAAATACCATTTGCGTTAATGATACCATTTGTAAAATTAATGCGAAGCTTGGCATTGTTTACCGGAACAAGTATGCTCATTTCAACTTTACCTTTGATAGCATATCTTTTTTTGTATAAATCAACTTTTGCCATGATATAACGATAGGGCGGTATTACCCGCCCTTAATTTTGGTTAGACATTAAAATGATTCATTTTTGGTGTAGATTTCACCTTCGAACTTCTCCCATGCGGAACCGTTCCACCTCCAGAACTCTCCGGCCTTAGAATCTGAAATTCCGGTACATGCCTGTTCTAGGTAGTAAATCTGATCTGTCTTAGGGTCTGTCGGAGCATTTGATGCATCGTTATACTTGATAACAATTGTCGCACCTGGAAGAGAACCTTTGTAGTCACCTTCTACCCAGATATGAGAATATCCTTTCAGAGCCAGTGCATTGATAGAAATTACGGCTTGCCTCTTTGCTTCCTCGCCTTCAATCTTCTCTGTCGATTTTTCCTCGTTCTTCATCCAGTAACGTACCAGACCTTCCATGTCAAGGATGGCACCAGAGTTGGAATAACCGATAACGTCAAGAGTAGGTTCGTGTTTCAGGTAGAAGTCGCCGAATACGGTATGCAACTGAGTACAAGCAAAGCCCCATACCTCTTTCGAAGTCATTGTAATATCTTTGTGCTTCGTGAAGTCAATGTTCTGAATGCTTTCTAGCTGGTCACGTCCCATAAGCCAGAAGGCTTCTTTTGAACAATCTGATCCGGTAAATTTCAGTTTGGCAAGCGCAATCACTTCTTCAAACGTCCAATCACCGTCATGCTGCCATTCACGTTTGATCTGCCACCTGATACCTTCGGTAGTATATACGTTCTGTGAACCCATTTCTCCACGGTCTACGACAAATTTACCTTTGTGCCCTATCCACAGAGTACGGTTATTCTTACGCCTGTACTGCTTTACTGCTGCTTCTGCGATAGTAGCTTCCTGGAATGGAATTCGCTTCTTTACGCTGTCAAAGTAATCAGAAATGATCTGATTCATGATTGTTTTCTGTAAGTACACTCTTACAGGACTAGGAACGATGATATCAGGTGCAACGTTCTTTTGAGTTTCAGCACAAGCGTTGCTCAGGATAACAAGTTTTGAACCTGCTTCAATTGTTGGAACGGTACAATATTGATCAGATCCGGAAGTTTTTGGACCGTTTACCGCCATGACAATAGGTGATCCACCGTTGGATTTGTCCTTACCGACAATGAAAAGCATCAGATCAACTCCCTCAAGCTCTTCCTGCCCTGTCGGATCATATCCATTCACACCCTTTACGATAATGGTGCCGAATTCTTGGAACAAACCTGCATCTTTAGAAGCAACTTTTAAAACTGCTGTTTGTGATTCTGCGGCAGTATATTTTTCTGTAGTTTCTACTACAGCCTTTTGCTCGTCAATTATGTAATGGTCTACCTCGAAGGATTTTACCCTCACTTGCCTTTTGGCCTTTCGCATGATACCGTCAAGAACAGTTTCGTCGGTACCTATAAGAAAGATTTGATTATCAATATCAGGCTGGATAATTCCATCGCCTCCTACTCCACCGGTAGCCTGTTCTACTCCAGATACGGTAGTTGCCTGTCCAGGAACCTGACTATTTACTCCGGCCTGTCCGGGTGAAGCCTGAGCACCATTTTCTGTTACTACTACGGTAGCTGTTGCATCTGCAGCAAGCATAAACGGGGAACCGATAATTACGGATAAAACTGTCAAACATACTGACAGAATACTCCATTTTTCACTTTTGATAAAATCGAAAACTTTTTTCATAACGTGTTTTATTTTGTGTTGTTTAGTTGTTGTGACTGTTAAGCTTGTGAAGCAAGATCAAGAATGCTGTTGGAACGGGAAGGCTTTCTTGTTTCCTTTGTTTTTGTTCCTAAGCCGGTAGGCATTCCGTCACCAATCTGATCGTTTCTCAATTTGTTGACATTCTCATTCCTCCCTTTTACTTCTCCGGCTTTCATTGCGTCGTTTACATCATTGTCATAATTAAATCCCTTATCAAGCATGGCCAGAAGTTCCGTAGTATACTTGCCTGAAAGAATAGGAGCCGCCACCTTGTCCCATACGTCATTTAGAAAATCATCTACCTTATATCCTTTGGATTTGCAGAATTCCTCGATAATAGGAGTAGATTCATCAATGTTTTTCTTGTATTCTTCTTCACGTGCAGCACGGCTTTCAGCATCCTTTTTTCGTTCTTCTTCTGCGGCTACTATCTCGTCATATTCCGGTGTGCCTTCCTCCGCCGAAAGAAAATCCCTACCGTAATATCTTACCAACGCATTAGCTCCAGAACGTTTTCCTGCCACTATATCAGAAAGAACAGAAGCAAGACGCGGATCATTGTTTATTGCATCTGCAAGGATTTTTTTCTGCTCTTCGTTTCTGTTATAGTTGTCGATAAGCATTCCATACGCCCCCTCCTCATCTTCGGGGTTATAGCCTTCTATACGCTCCATCATCATGGAATTGAATTTCTCCTTGTTGGTGGGTTTCCGTTCTTTTTCGCTTGCAGACATTTCCTGCTCTGCTGTTTTCTGATTCATCTTTTCATTATCCATACTTGTAATAATTAGTTCTTGATGTGTATTGCAAAGTAAAATGTAAATAACATAGTAGAGTTGTGTACTTGGGTATAAATATTGACGATTTGGGTAATACAATTTTTTGTGTTTCTTTTATTTGTACCTTTGTAGAAAAGGCTGCGTTATGAGAGATAATGACATTTCAGAAATGCGTCGCCAGCACATAACAAATGCGTTCTTTGATGCTATAAAATCCATGAGAAAATATTCAGTTACGCAAGACGACATTATACGTAGCGTAATGATGAAAGGTGCTCCGAGATTTTATGTGAGTTACGAAAATGCCAGGCGTTATGTATCAAGGATCGAACGCGGAAAGCCTTTAGGGCTTAAAAACAAGAACACGATCCTCATGTATGAGGAACTTTACCGGAGGTATAAGGCGTACAAGGACAGAACAGGTCTTGTCGGATATTCAATACTGACAAAGATATTGCAAGAAGAGGCTCCTTCCTTTTACATAGACCTGAAAACATTCAGGGAAATAATTTATAGTTATTATAAGAAAAAAAGGAAATGCCAATCATAATAGTTCTTTTTCTTATATGGGTCCTGTCGTTCTTCTTACCGGTTGAATATCTGACCGTTTCCACACACTCCCCGTGGTGGACTATTTTCACATACAGCTTTATACATTCCTACTTTCTTCACCTTGTAGTAAACTGCTTTGTTTTCTGGACGTACTACAGAGTATTGCATAAATCAGATCTTTTTTATTTAATTCCTGCCTGTATTATTATACCAGCTGTTTCCGGAATAGTGGCTGCTAAAGATGTTCCTACATGCGGATTTTCAGCTGTCATTTCTGTTATTATGGGATATTACCTTTCAGGATGCAACAAAAAAATATTTCTGAAAGCGTTGTGTCTTATATTATTCTCGTATGTGTTCACCGGCTTGTTTTCGAAGGGGGTAAACACGCTGATACATGTATGCAGCTTTTCTTCTTCTTATTTGACAAGCATAGCTTATAGAAAGATATGCCTTCTGTTTCGGAAATAATAAAGACTAACCTAGAAAGGCTAAAGGTTATAGAATCACCATACAATCCTATAACCGGTGAAAGTTCCTTTTCCATTCAACGCCAACATGTAACCTGCGAGGATTTTCCCCTGAAGGAAATGTGGCTTCCGGTTGATTTTATTGAAACAGGATTCTGCCAAATAATTCTTCACCTGGGAATACGAAAATACATAACTAACATTCTAAGACAGGAATATTCAGAGTATATGGCTAACCTTCTGTATACAGAATTCTGTGTACAGAGATTCCAGTATGATTTTGAGTTCTGGGCATACTCTACCGCAAAGATTTCTCCAAAAGGTGGAGGAGATGATATCAGTTTTTTTCTCAACAGGGCACAAAGAATATACCTTACCACGCTGGAAAAGCTGAGAATGAGCAACCAGCCTATCAATATAATACTTCTGAAAGCACGACAGTGGGGAGGATCAACCCTGACACAGATTTATATGCTGTGGATTCAGATAGTTCACAAGAAGAACTGGAACAGCGTCATTTGCGGTGACGTAGAGTCACAGTCCAACATCGTTTCTGGTATGCTTTCCAAAGTAGTGGAAAAATATCCGTTGTGGGCCACGAACGGAGTAAAACTGGAAACAAAACCTTTCGAAGGATCTTCAAAGACACGTCAGATACAATTCTGTCAGTGCCTTTACTCCGTAGGATCAGCACAGAAACCTGACAGCCTTCGTTCACAGAATATTTCAATGGCTCATCTTACGGAAGTCGGTCTATGGAAAGAAACGAAAGGCAAAAAGCCGGAGGACCTTGTACAGTCTATTTTTGGATCAATCAACGACGGTCCGTATACGGTAAAGGTTCTAGAATCTACGGCTAAGGGCGTAGGTAACTACTTCCATCGTACCTGGCTGAAAGCAATCAAAGGAGAAAACGATTTTACTCCCGTATTCATTGCATGGTTTATGATAGACATGTATTCTGCCTATATAGGGCAGAAAAATTACAGGTCATTCATCGAATCAATGGATGAATACGAAATGTACCTTTTTGAGCTTGGGGCTACACTTGAAGCTATTGCCTGGTACCGCAAGAAGAAAAAGTCAATGGAGGAAGAATGGCGAATGTGTTCAGAATACCCTTCTGATCCCAAAGAAGCTTTCCAGTCTACCGGTAGACCTTATTTCCCTCGCCAATATGTCGAACAGGCAAGAAAGACCTGTATGGAACCTGCTTTCTACGGAGAGTTTGTCGGAGCATCAACAAAAGGAAAAGCAGCTTTCGATAATCTGCATTTCGTAGAAATGAAAAGGAAAAAGGATTCTAAGGATAATATTTTACAGGTGTGGTTTCTTCCTGACAAAATATCCTATCTTTACAAAGAGAGATATGTTGTAAGCGTGGATATAGGTGGAACCGGTGAAAAATCCGATCCATCTTCTATAAAGGTATTTGACAAGCTTCCTATGATTGAAGGTGGAGTTCCGGAAGTAGTGGCTGAATGGCACGGTCATATAGAGCATGACCTTCTAATATGGAAAGCTGCACAGATAGCCTATGCCTATGGTAATGCTCTACTTGTAGTTGAAAGCAATACGCTTGAAACTGAAGGTACAGAGGGAGATAACTTTGAGTATGTTCTTGACGAAATTGTAGATTTCTACTACAATCTATACAGCCGAACAAGTGCTGATCAGATAAAGCAAGGGGCACCTGTAAAATATGGTTTCCACACCAATCCTTCTACAAAACCTATGGTGCTTAACTTCTTAAAATCAGCAATGAGGGATTGCCTTTACATAGAACGAAGTCTTGAAACAACATTTGAGTGTGACCAGTTTGAAATAAAAGAAGATGGAAAGAAAACAGGTGCTGTAGAGGGATGCCATGATGACCGTGTAATGTCTACTTCCATCGGATTGTATGTCTGCTACAAAACTCCAAAGCCGTACAAGATAGCACAAAAAAATACGGGCTTTCAGAAAAAGAAAACCCGTATCGTTTCGGAAGCTTACATTTAGGCAGCTCTTTGTATTATTCCATCCTGCGGAGAAGCATTTGCGTCGTTCATCATCTTGTTTATCAGATGTGGATTCTGCCGAGCCATTTGCTGCATGATAGTCGGATCAATCTGTGATATGTTCTGGTTCTGTTGCATTTCGTCTTCTGTTCTTTTTATACTTTCCAATATCTTCGATGCAAAAGGCAAACTTGAATTTTCAAGCATGGTCTTAATATCAATAGCCTGCATTTCGAACAATTTCATAAGGAATTCATTTTCCAACATCTGGAATGTCGGAGTATTAGTACCTTCTGTCAGCTCTATATCAAGCTGCGCTCCCTGCACTTTTTCAGGATTGTAGTATTTTGATTCTTTTGAATAGTCCTTACCGGAAAGCTCGATGTACCTAGGTGAATTATAATATTGCTGTATGGTCTGCATGAGCTTTAAGTCCCTTCTCTTTCTGAATGACTTGAAAGAATCGAAAAGCCCCTTCAGGTTCATTGAAGCATTTTCCACCTGCTGTGCGTATAGAGAAGCGGCGGTACCGGATGAAGGCTGTTTTCCCTGCATGGCAGAGTTTACTCCGGATATGTCGTTGATAAGCTTTAATTGCAAATTCAGAAGTTCATAATCACCCTGTATGGCTCCCGCTCCGTTTAACTGCGTAATGACTGATCTTATATCCTTACCAGGTTTCAACCGGCAGAACAATACACCGTTATACCTGACATATTCATCGACAATTTCTTCACGGCTCATATTATCGAATGCATCTTCATCTACGATAATAAGGCCTTTAGCTGAAGATGAACGTATGAAGTCAATCAGAGTCATGGTTCTGTTAATACTTCTCTGCTGGTCGATAAAATCTTCGATGAAATTGAAAATCTTGCCGTGTATGATCGGATATGCGTGGAATATATAGTTATGCTGTCCATACCAGTAAGGGCTTCTTCCTTCCTGCAATACATCTCCCCACGGGGAAAGATACCTGTAATACCAGTATCTTTCTATCTTAAACTCATATTCAATCAAAAGGACGTCTTCTTTCTGAACTCCAGCAGAAAGAGCTTCTGAAAGTCTTTTCTGATTAATATATTCAATTTTATTTACTTCATTTACTCCGACAAATCCCCAACTTCCATCTAAGGTGTCATGGTAGAAATAAGCGTCACGACTTTCAAGTTTCCATCCTAATATAACCCTGCAAAGGTCAGTGTCAGCCGGAGTATAGAAGTCGGCGTTTTTCTGGTTAAATCCTTGCGCCCCGTCTACATACTGCCTTTTGGGATAATTATGCGTTCCGTATATGCTCTCTAACCATTCTCGATCTTTCCTGCTTTTTGCAAAAGCCGCGACAACCGCCTCAAAGTCCATATCAAATATTTCTCCGATACAAGTAAGGTCCCAGCCTCTCGGGTCCTCTATATTGGTATTAAAGAAAAGTCTAGAAGGATCAACATTATAAACCCATGCATCATTCATGTGCTTGTATTCATTATAGCCATATTCTATTCTCTGGGCAATAAATCCTCCACATTCAAGGTTCAAAAGACTGGCAGCATCAAGCTCTGTAAGTTCATTTAGCGACTGGGAATACTCCAGTGCAATGCTCATCATTTCACCTATTTTTGCTTCATCCCTGTCACGAACGGAACATATTGTCTTTGTTACGTTACTTCTGAACTGTCCTTCTATGTTTTTTGTTATGGGGGCAATCATGTTGTTCTTCAAAGGAACTTTACCCTGTTTCTTGATAAGTTCCCCTTCAGTTATTGTTTCTCCAGTGTCCGGGTCCTTGATAAAATCTCCCCACTGGTCCTCCTTCGCATACATAAGAGAACGTTCCATTTTTTGCCGTGCAGTATAAAGACTGCTCCAGTATGATGCAAATTCTTCAAGCTCGTCATACGCTGTTCCTCTTGTACGATGAACAGCACCTTTCATTCTGTCGTCACGTTTGGGCTTTACCGCTCTATTTAAAAACTTATTCATGCTTGTGTCATTTTTTACAAAACTACCTTATTACTGAATATCAAAGTTGACATATTGGGAAAAGCGGTAAGGTAATTTACTCCTTACCGCTTATAACCAGTTATTTAACAGCCTGCAATAATTCTCTTCTTGTTTCAACAATCATATCTTCTATCTGTTTCCTTTCTTCTCCCTCCATTTCTTTAGCCATTTGATAAAGTCTGTCTAATCTATCCTGATAAGGTTTATATTTCATGTACTTACGAAACATATCTGATCTAATCAATTCCTTGTACTCCTCTGGATTGTTTCGATAATTTTTCTTTACTCCATTAAGTTCATATTTAAACTGTTCCATTTCATCACGTAAACTGAAATATTCCCTGTTAATTCCAGAGAAAGAATTTCTTTCATCTACTGTATTAAAAAATCTGTTTGCAATAGGAACATTTCTCATTATAAGATTATCATCTTTTTCTCCTTCCATTAAAGATTTAGATCCATAATAGATAGTCTTACCAGCTTGATTAAAAGTTTTGGCCATACCTCCAAAATACGATTCAAACAAATGTTCAACTTTAGCGGGATTGAAATCCATAAAACCTTTTCTAAATTCTTTTCCTGCTCCTCCTCCATTGCTTATATCATTAAGGAATTTTGATATATCAACCAACCATCCAGAAGTACCCTTGTATACTCTTTTCCATTCTGGGTCACGTTCATTAAAGGGAGTAAGTTTTGCTATCGGTTTATCGGTAAAATCTCTATTCCAAACATAAGCTTGAAATATAGGTGATAAAGCATCAGGCATAAATGTTTTAAATCCTTCATTACCCGTAGGATTTAAAGGTAATAAATCAGCAATTTGACTTATAGTTCCTTTAGCAATACCTGAAGGAGTAGGTCTTTCTTTGCCTGTAGTAAGTTGGTAAGCATAGTCACCTAATCCATAGAAAGCCCTAAGTTCAATAGGTAAAGGAATAGTAACAAATCTTCCATCACCTGTATATATGCAAAGGTTGTTTCTTCTCACCCATTCCGGAAGATCATTATAAGGATCATCATCATCACCTCCTAGTAAATTATACAATAGGTTATTTACTACCGGTATCAATGATCCAGCTGCCATAAATCCCCCTAGTGTAGAATAGAATCTCACAGGATTCTTGTCTTTCAATCTTTTAAAATTAGTCAAAGACTGAACGGATGCATTAAAGAACAAGTACAAGTTTCTCATAAAACCTGCAGTAAGTCCAAAAAATCCTCCTGTTTTATATCCAGATCCTTTTTTATTGAAGTTTACAGTAACTTCTTTTGCATCATTTACAGACTGAGTGATACTTCTTCCCATTTGTCTAGAAGTCATATACACACTAAATCTTGATACATCTTCTGCCCATCTGTTAAAATCCTCTAGTCTATTTACAGCATAGTCTAAAGCCGCTTTTGCTGTTCCTCTTTTACCGGTTATTTTAGTTAACTCCTGACGAACTTTTTTCTTGTACTTATCTACGTCGCTTATGTGCATATATCCGGTTTCCCCACCGTTTTCTATAAACTCTTCAAAGTACTTATCAGATTCAGTCCCTTTATTATTCCCTTTTAAATTTCTCATTATTGTAGGAATAGCAACAAGAATATTTTTTCTAAACTTAGAAGAATATTTTGCATTTTCCTTTATACCTATAGCAGACATAGAGAAGATAAGGTCCCTAGAAAGATTACTCATAACAAAAGCAGGATTCCTTGTTGTGAAGTTTGCGGCAAGCCATCTGTTAGCTGTACTTATTGCTCTAAACATAGGATTCTGTTCTACATCAGGATTAGTAAGTCCATTTACAGCTTGAGCTGCACGAGGATTTGCATTTACGTATATAATATAGTCTTTACCTCCATTCTTTACCTGTATAACATGCTGCATTGCATTACCTTTTGTTATCTTGTAGTTAATGTTAAGTCTTGAAGACTTTTGTGTAGCAAGTCCCTGATCTTTTAAAGCTCTCATGTCATTTTCATGATCTTCTATTTTTTGAGCTATTGTTTCTGGAGTATCTTTTTCTTCTATGTTTGGAAGAGAAATATTCCATTCATCAGTAGCTGGATCATATACATACCAGGCTTTTTTCATTTTAGCAAGATCTGTAGGATGATTCATGACCATATTCATGAAAGATTGTTTCATCATATTCTTATTACCCTGAACTATTGCGCTTTCTGCCATATTTCCAATGGTAGCAAATATCTCGTCAGGAATAGATTTTCTTCCCTTCATAGATTTTAAAACCGAATTTAGAGGGCTTCTCTCAGAATTTATATAATCATATACATCTTCTGCTGTTTCCTCATTCCATCCGCGTAAAGGAGCGTAATACATGAACATATTGCTGACGTTAGCAAAATGGTCTTTGCTCATCATTCCACTTTCATAAGACTTCTTCAGAGTTTCATAGGTTGCTTTGTTGGTCTTATTCCATAAGTCTTTTACTTCGTATGTAGTTTCAAAATCTCTGATATAATCTAAAGCATCTTCCTGAAAACTGTCATGTTCTTCATTATCCATAGACTTCAAAATAGCTTTAGTAGCAGAGTAATCACCTACTTCTCCGATATAGTGTGTAAGTTCTTTCAGATATTCATAGCCGGTATACATGTTTCTAAGCCTTTCCTTTTCTTTTCGAAAATCTTCTGCGAACTGTTCAGCGCTGTCAGGATCATTTTTCATTATATCATTAAGCTGTTCTCTAAAAGTCATTTCAACATTTCTTTCTATGCCATGAGCCAGCATCATATAACGCTCAATAGTCTTATGGGAAATACCATATCTCTTAATCATCTTCCCGACTGTTTCTAACATAGGAGTAAAATATTTGTCATAATACTTTTCCGCTTCTGCCGTATTCTTTGAACTTAATTGATTCTCTGCCATATAAGCATTCTCAAACGACTGTATAGGTTTACCAGAAATCTTTGCAATAACATCCTGAAGATTCTTTAAAGAAAGCATACTATCTTGATATGCTTCCTGGGCTTTATACCTCCATCCAGTTAGTGATCTTTCGTATTCTTCACGGCTACCATCGGATGTATCGTCACGAAAATAGTTGCCTACTCCCATTTGATACTGCATAGCAACATCGGAAGCTAAATCAATAGGATTTTCCATATTTAGATTCTGTATGCTTCTCCAAAGAATATATTTAAGTTCATTGTTGCTTATGTTTATATTTATACCAATACGTCTTAACATATTCTTGAATGCCTGCTTTATTCTATCCCAGAATGAAACATCATCTACTCCTTTTTCTGCCATACGGGCCATGTATTCCTCTGTGGCTATGCGGGAATTATACCCATACTTAGGCAGGGAGTCTATTATTCTCTGTCTGACTTCCTTTGATGCGTTGGTAAATATATCATCCAGAAAATCATCCATCCTTTCCTCACCTACAAGCCGGCGCAATCCGTAATGTGCTACACCTTCATGCAGCAGTGTCTGTACAGCATCTTCCATACTGGTCGCATTAGGAAGATACAGATAGACCTTTCCTTCGGAAATGGAATACCATCCCTTTACCTTTCGTCCGCTTTCAATAGCCTTTCTTACTGACTGGTCCTTTATCTGATCCGGAGAAGTAACTACTTCAACGGGAACATTTAATTTTTCAGATACGGATTTTACTTCTTCACTTGTTTTAGCATCATCCTTTTCTTCAACACGGTAAAGATTATCAGGAATTGAATCACGATCTACTATCAGGTTTACTTTAGGACTCATGCTGAATTTATCCTTGTTCTCCTGGAACCAGTCAAGTACTTTTTTATATTCCAATTCTTCATCAAATCCTTCGTTAAACTCTATGTACCTTTTAAGTGTATCTATGATATTTTGCTTGTCTATCTCGTATTCATCATTACGTATAATATCCCTGATAACTTCCGGAACTTCCTCATTTCCGTCTATGTTCTTTCCGTTATACAGAGGCTCGCTATATCCCCAGTACACGTTGTAATCGTTGTTTGGATCAGTTCTTTTGTCCTCAAAAGGATAACGGCTCAAATCTTCTCCGGCGTATTCTTTCATCAGGTCATTGATAAACGGATCGACGATGGAACGGGTATTATCTTCCCTTAATCTTACATCGCTGGCTTCTTCCAACTTAGCTTTTTTAGCAACGTTTACTCCCATTTTACTTAACCTATCAAGAGCTTCAGGAAGATTGTCACTTGATATTTCAGCAACCATATAGTTACCTTTAGTAACAAATTCTTTGTTGTCTGCTAAAGAACGAAGCTTATTATCCTCAAAGAATTCACCTCCCATTTTTTTAGAACGTGGAACTTTTATCACATATCCAGATTTCCAGCCGGTATTTTTTTCAACAATAACTCTTTTATCATCACTTATCACAGATTCTCCCTGCTGTATCTGTATGAGTTTGCTGCTTATTGGAACACTCGTCGTAAGACTTTCAGGCTTAAAGTTATCTGACATAAGAATACCCTGTCTTGTTTCTCCGCTTTCAGTAGAGTATGATACAATATATCCTCTTATTAATGGATTTTTCTGTATATCAACAAGAGCCTGCAATAAATTACCGGTTATTATGTAGCTTTTTTTTCTTGACTGAGTGGGTACGTAAGAATCCCAGTTTTCAAGATTTACGTCCTTTATAAACGTAGGCTGCATCATTGTATTCATATTTATTGAGCTGAAAGCCTTTTCCTGATTGAGAGGTATTTCTACTTTTCTTCTACCATCCATTGTAGCAAAAACGGCAGTGGAAGAACTTGGAGAAAAATCCTTGCTGAATTTGAACCCTAAGAACATACCCCTACTTGGAATGAGAGTTGCCATTACTTCGTCAAGATTGAAAGGAATAACAAGCGGCTGTAACGGACTAAACAATCTAACCTGCTTTAAAATATTTTCTTTTCTAGCTTCTATTACACCCTTTTGTTTTTTATAGCTTTCGTCAGCTTTCTTGAGAATATCTTCTACAACAACATCAGACATCTTTTCAATTTCTTCGTCTGTAAACTCATTCTTTCCGTTCTTACGTGCTTCCTTTGATTTTTCAATGTATAGTTTTTTAGCCTTTTTAGATCTTTCTTCAGCACTTTCTGAAAGTCTATTTTTCAGAGTTTCAATTTTGCTGTTATAAACAGTTTCTATTTCTTTTATCTTGTTATCTCTCCATACAGTAAAATCTTCACCTACTGTCATTCTACTGACCGTAGTTTTTATTTCAGAAGCTTTCATAGGCTTTTTTAAGACATCTACTTCAACTTCTTCAAGATACGTATTATCTGCAAAAGCATTTCCACTGTTGGGATCTGTTCCGGGCTTCCATATTTTTTTGCTTATTGTCTTGGCTTTTAATGGCATGGTAGTTATTTCAAGATCATTTTCCCCTGCATCATTAAGCAATTGTATTTTTACATTGTATGCATCGGTTATCTCCTTAAAGACTTCCTCCTGCTCGTTTACAGGAAGGAAAGGAAGATACCTTGCTATTTTAGCTGCGCAACCTTCTTTTCTGGAATTATCCTTCATATCATCAGAGCTTTCTTCCCCATCCTGGTTAAGAAGCCCCAAAGGATCTCCTAGTTTTTCGGAAAGTTCCGGATGTTCCACCATATATTGCCATGTTACATCGTCACCGTACTTATTCAGGTAATCGACTACTTCCATTTCATTGAATTTTGACTTCTGAGAGGAAGTTGTATTTGCATCGAGGGATTTAAGCTTGGCTTTAAAAATCATTTGAAGCCTCTGTTCTGCCGGTATGGACGACATGATATACTCGTACTTTCCGCGATAAATCTGCCCTGTACGGTCAATTCGTCCCCTCATCTGTACTTCATCGTTAATGTCAGACTGGAATTGGGCAAACACCATCACACGTTGCCTCTGATCTTCAAACTTAGGTGAAGCATGAAGAGATATTCCCGTACTTCCTGACTTATTTATCATAAGTACATCAAGCTTTCCATTGTTAAAGTCTCGTGCCGCGGTTTTTTTGTCTTTATCCTTTCTGTTTTGAATGACATATTTACCGTTTTCGTCCTTAACCATTTCTAGGGTTCTTCCCGTAATCTCACCGACTTTATACCCTTCCTGCTCAATTTTCATTTTTATTGCATCCATCGGGCTAATTGGAAGGTTGGCAGAAAGATTTTCTATCTTATTCCTTATTTCATAATATCTCTTTTGACCTTCATCGTTTAATTCCGATACAAGGAAGGCTTTGTTTTCCTTTTCACCTCCAAGAGTATCAACACTGTATCTCATTACTCCATCAAGCGCGCGCATAAGCGTTAATGAGAAATTAGGTACCTTATCCATAGGAGTATCTTTGGGGGCTTCATCCAAAAATCCTTCCATCGTGTTTGTAAATGATATTATAGGCTTGAACCCGTTTTTCAGATTATATATTACTCTGTTGGCGACAGCATCGGCCTTTAAGCTGAACAAAAGCTGATTAACTAGATTATACATCTTACTTGCAAACGGTGTATTGGTAACTCCTAGTTCCTTTGTTCCTTGCTGCAAGTCAGAGAAACCTCCCTCTCCAGCAAGTTCGTCGGACAGGTTGGTTACCATAGGTGTAATATAATCTTTCTGGAAAGCACGAATATCGCTGAATATGGAAGATACTTCGTCAAATTGTTTCCGTTGAACAGCGTCTTCCTCTTCATTTACAGGCATCCAGTCTATTGTTACTCCGCTGAAATCCCTTTCCCTACGTATCATCTGGCCGGACTGAACAAGCTGCTTTGACATTATTTCCTGTAATGTAACTCCACCCTGGGCAATAGCCTGAATCATTTCCTGCGGTGAAACTCCTGATTTGGCTAGGTCTGTTTTCATTGCGTACAATGGCATGTTATCTGCACGCTTGGCAAAGGTGGCTGAAAGGAAAGTGACTCCCTTAACATCTGGCATAATGTATTGCATGAACATGGAACCTCCTCCGCTTCCTCCGGCAGTGTGACTTTCATCGAGGATCATTATATTGTTCTTTGATAGAGCCTCAATTACGTTTCTTCTTTCTTGACCGCTTTTATCAGCTGCAGAAGGTGATTTTTTCTTGTATTTTTTGTCTTTTGCAGTTATGCCGTTATCGGTAGCCTCATATTCTTTTGTGCCGTTGTTTATCTGTGAATATGTTGTTATTACATAATCATACTCATCAGGTAGAGTGCCATTTTTGAGTATATAATCAAACACTCTCCTTCTTTCCTTGTCGCTTGGTAATTTATGCACTACGTTCCCGGAAGCGTCTGTTATAGCTGCATTTTTAGGATCTGATGCAATTATAAACGGTCTTAGATCACTGCTTCCTATATCAGATAAGTCACGATAATTGTCTGCGAACAAAGCTGGCTTCTGAGTAAAATATATAGGTTTATATCCTTTTCTTACCGCATATCTTACAAGTGCAGCTCCCTGCCTTCCTTTACCTACTCCGGTCATATCACCGATAATAAATCCGTTCCCTTTATTCATCTGATTTATGGCAAGAGAAACAGAATCGATTTGTTCGGCAGCAAGATAACTAAATAATTCCCGTTTGTTTGAATACCCTAATTCATCTACAAGGAACTGATCTACATCACCAATATTAGCTAATGAGTCAGCAAGAACCTGAGCTTGATTTGCAGGAACAACTGACATAAGAGTACCCGACTGGCTTCTATTGGGATATGGTACCTTTTCGTCACCTAGATTTACTGCCAATCTGCTTCTGCCGGAATTATTTCCTGAATCAGTTGATACAGTGTCTTCTGCCCGTATTCCTCCGGAATCTCTTCCACTTCCAGATCTCCGCTGCTCTTCTCCTTGTTTTTGAATAGTTGAAGTGCTTCCTGCATTTGATCCGTTTGCATTATCCACTGTACTAGTTTTGTTTTCTGCTGCTGATTCTCCATTTCCTCTCTCTTCGGATATGGTAGTATCAACGGAGCTTCCCATGTCATTTGTAGATCCGAATTTTTCGCCTGATCGTATGGATTCTCTCCGCTCTCCAGGCTTTGTTCTATTGCTGACATTACTGCTTTTTCCACTTCCTGAATCGTCAGGGGTCCGGGCTTCTCCTTCTGCACTGTTAAAGAGATCCCCCATTTGCTGTATTGAACGTATATCATCTTGTACTCTGTTATATAATTCTTCAAAAGTCTTTATCTGTTCAGCTCTAGCTTTGCTCTTTACAGGTGGTGCTATAAGTTTAAAAGGGCCTGTTTTTCTTCCATTTATGAGAATAATTCGTACATCGTATTTAGTTCCGTTACGCTTGTACATTTCACCGTCAAGGTTGATTACATCCACCACATTATAGTGTGAGTAAAGATAAGCAAAAAGTTTCATATCCTTGCTCTGCATCGCTCCATTTTCCCTATATGAAGTATTACCTCCTATAACTATAGCCGCACGTCCATCGTCCTTCATAGAGTTCAATGCGTTAATAGCCATCAATCCCTCGAAAGAACTTATCTTAAGCTTACCATTATCAAATTCTTTAGCCACTGTGCTACCAAACGGAGGATTGGTTACAACAGCATCAACACTTTCATCGAAAGGAAGAAGTGCGTCACGTGTGGTTACTTCACCATATCCTAACGTTCTAAGATTTTGTATTCTTCTTTCATCAATATCATTAACATGAACAATACTTGAAGGGAATGTAATAGTCAATGCTCCATTCCCAGCAGAAGGTTCCAGAACACTTTCTATTTTCTTTTTAGAGTTAATAAATTGTCCCATTACATAACCAAACGGTGTTGGGGTGCTATATTGCTGACGTTCAAACCTTGTACTATCTCTTGCATTAAGTAATGGCTGCATGTTATACATGGCCAGTATAAGGTCATATCCAAATTTCTGTTTATCTCCGTTAATGTACTTCAATGCAACATTCCTTGTTTCATTTGTCATAGCAAGTTCAACAAGTTCTTGCATATCGGTTGCTGACATATCAGAAAGCATACTATATTCTTTTAAGATGTTCTTGACATCTTTCATGCTCAAAGGAGTAGAAGATATTCCATCAATGTGGTTTAATGCTCTTTCTCTTATAATTGTTCCAATATTTACAACAGCTTCTTTTTCCTGAATTTCCCTTTCCTGATATTGTGCGGAATCTCCAGAAAGTTCTGAAACTGACTTTACCTTATTTGATTTTTGATATTCCTCAATCTCCTGTTCTTTGGCTACATTACTTATTTGCCCTACAACATCAATAATCTTTTTATCAAAGTTGGTTACATCGAATTTACTTACTTCATCATCAGGAGTCATTTTATCAGGGAGTCCGCTTTCTATCGCCTGTGGCATATATCTTGCAGAACTGTAGAACGATTTCAGGTAGGGACGTATCATATCACCCATATCTTTAATCATAGAAGAAGCATAATCAGCAAATTTTACCGCACCTCTTTCAATGTGGTAAACAGCCATTTCTGCACCGATTGCTATAATTTCAGGATCGATACCGGCATTGAGCTGGTTTAGCTTTTCTCTCATCCTCTTTTTCAGCTCTTCATATCTTGCAGAAGAAACAATTCTGTTATCTTTTTCGTTTACAGATAAATCATTAGTGGTACTTTCCTTTTTGGAAACAGGCACTACACTTTTATAATCTGCAAACGGTTTAGTCTTTCTATTGCTACTGTCAATCCATTTTTTGAACTCTTCCTTTGATACACGGGTTATTTTACCCAGTCCGGTCCATCCCTCAGAATAGTTAGCTAAATATGCACGTTTGGCAGCAAGTGCAGACTTGAATCCATACATAACCTTGTGTTCATCAAATGATCCATCAGGATTTACCTGGTCAATAACAAACACATCACCTAATTCAGGGTTGTCAGAAAGGAACACGTCTATATGATCACCGTCCACACCTTCCGTACCACGAATATAACCGTAGTCGTTGTTCATGGTTACAGACCACTCATTTCCGTTTGCATCCTTTCCAGAACGAACCGACCCTTTCGGGTTTTCTATTGTGACATCGTATCCATCAAGCTTTAAATGGCCTTTCTTATAATTACCAGCCTCTTTCTGAGCTTCGCTAGGATTCTGATTTACTTCTTCACGTGCTTTTTCAATATCAATTTTTATTTTATTTGGATCTGTTAAACTGTCATTATAATCTACTTCCTTCCAGTTCCCACTTGTTAGAGCATTAGCTAGTTCAGCAATAAATACATTCTTTTTCTGTACATCCCCATTAAAGTTATAAGTAACTCCATGAAGTTTTTTTCTCTCATCCCAATTGGTCCTATAATTTTCAATAGTCATGAGATCCCCATTCTTAGAACGGAAAGTTTTGCCTACTGCATCATGAACGATCTTTAAATCATTATTAGTAACCTGATCGCTCATAATTTCGACATTATGAGCTACTGTTCCTTCTGATTCAGGTACCATGCTACCGCTTTCGCCATCAACTTGATTTGCTGGCTGCGGTTGTTCTTCGACTTCTGCACCTGTTCCGGTGTTATCACTTTCGCTTGCAGGCAGAACTTCATAGCCCTGTTGACTGTCTGGCTGTCTTTCAGTGCTTCCTGCACTTTCTGTTTCTGTTCCTCGTTGTTCATAATCGTTGTAAATTTGATCAAATATAGTGTTTAATTCTTCATCCGAAATAGACGAATACATGTTATTCAGTTCCTCTTCTATGTAATCACAATAGCCTATCCATTCAGGGACAGTCATACCATTATTTTCAGCTTCCCATTCAAGCTGCATACGTTCCATGTCTTCATTATAACCTGGAATGTTTTCTTCTATGTCTGTGCCGTGCATATTCTTAGCTGCTTCCCACATCTTTGAAGGGCTTCCGTATTCCTGGAATGAGTTAAGAATCATGTTGAATATGTCCTGATCAGTAACCATGCCTTGCAGATTTTCCGGCATATCTTCGTGTATCTGCTCTGCCGCGGCTTCCGGTGTAATTCCGTCGGACGACAAAGCCCATATTACTTTCTTCCTTTCTTCTGGAGAGGAAGAAAGACCAAGATGAGAGCCTAATCCCTGTGTGGCACCTGAATCATTCCAGTTAAAAGTGACTCTTCCTGTTGCAATCTCTCGCAATACATGTTCAAGAGGTGTGACGGCTGCTCCCATATCGCTGTCCTCCTTAACGTACCTTACACGCTTACGGGACTGTTTTTTCTCATAGGCTCCAGAGTCAATCTTCTTTTGAACTTCCTGCTGTGCGACTTGCAGTTGTTCCTGAGTCATGCTGTCAAGACGTTGCTGATTTGCTCTAGATTCTTCTTCAGCCTGAGCAATGATACCGCCGGGACGTTGCAATTCTATCTGTGAGGCTACTTTTCTCCAGTACGCTATCTTGTTATTGATAGATTGTATATTAGCTTTCTTTTCTTGTTTTAAACGTACAATTTCCTGGATAGAATTTCCTGTAGTTTTAGACTTTTCCGCTTTTTTAAGTTCATTGCTATAGCTGTCGATCATCTGCTGTGCGGTGTCCTTTGCATCATCAATGTTATCGCTTATCTCGATCAGTGCGGCAGAAGTATCTTCTACAGGAGCCTTTTCGAAATCCTTCTCTCCATTCTCATTAAGAGGAATACGTGACATAGCCGTTTTAGTCTGTGCAGGTGCTTCCTGTTGTGTGGGTGTTGCTGTCTGATCATCCTGAACTGGTTGTCCTTCCTTCGGTTGTATGTTCATATCAGGCTGCGCAACCGACTTATCTGGTTGGGACGGTATCTGTTCCGAACTAATTGCATTAATTAAATCATCTTCCGAAACCTGCTGTGACTGTATCGGGTTATCTTCTGCATCAAGGGCTGTAACTACATATCCATCTGCTGTTTTAGAAGTTACTTCGTAGTTGTTCCCTCCTTGAGTAAATCTTGTCCCGACTTCTATCTGTTGTTGCTGACCTACAGGTGCAGAGTTTATTTGAGCTTCTTCCACTTGCAAAACTTCTTCTTCCGCATCCTGTCCGGCCTGCTGTGCAAGACTTTCTGCGGGAGTATCATCTACAAGGCTCTGAAACATTGATATAGGAGCCATCTTTACCTTCCCATCTTCAGAAAGATAATAGATAGTGTTGTCCGATTGTTGCTGGTCTACATTTCCGTCATTGTCAAACACGATGTTTCCTCTTAATATATTGACAGGCCTCTTGCTAAGACCAGAATTTACACGCATTACAGTGCCGGTAGTAGCGTTTGTCATTTTCTCTACTTGTGATTCAGCTTCTTTGCGTGCATCATACGCCTTATTCTGAATCCAATAATTATAATCATAGTAATCATCATAAGAATTTCGATAATCGTAGATGTCATACGTCTTGTCCGCTCCGTATTTCTCCTGCATTTCGTCAAGAGATAAGTTGAAAGAATCATTGAAAGCGATTGATATATCATCTTCTGACATACCATATTTTTTAGACAAGGTATCTTTAGCCATCTGCATATTGGTTATTATGCTCTTTTTTGCTGACGCAATATTTTCAGGCATCTGCTGTTTGTCTATTTCCTGCAAGGTCTGTTCTTGTAAGATAGCAGATATATAATTCACTGCCCTCTTCTTCATGCCAGGCTGCATATCGCTAGCAAGAACATCTTTCACCATGTTACGTGCAGTTTCTATATCAGCATCCTGAAGAGCTTCTTTAACTCCGGACCAGTCCTCTCCCATAGTTTCCTGCATTTCATTCTCAAAGGTACGAATGTCGCGATAGTTCTTATATTTCTCACGAAGATAACCGCCGGTACCTGCCGCACCGAAGAGAACAGACATAGGAGCAACACCCAAGAAAGTGTCAATGTTCTGGTCAAGGTCAACGAGTTCTTCCGGTGTCATGTCGCCTATAGCTGTAGATATAAGGTTGTTGACAACCTCTTCTCCATACTCACCAATAGGATCAGAAATTTTAGCTCTCCTAGCTATTTCTTGTACTTCCTTAAATCCTTGACTACTTACGATGTTTGAGTAAGCCTTACCGACAGAGGAAGGAATAATATTTCCAATCTTATTGGCACCTGTAACCTTACCTACCCATCCGAGCATAGGAGCGAAGTATTCTCCTAACAGTTCTGTTCCTGTTTCGGCAGCTGTGGAAATCGCAGACTTAACAATAGCTTCTGCACCCGTCTGCACATTATCTCTTCCTCCATAAGATATAGTACCGTCCGCATTGGGGGAAACCTGAATATCTCCTAATCCTCTACGCTGATAATCTGCCGCCACACGTGCACTTCCAAAGGTAGCCGTATGAGCTGCTACATCTCCAAGGCCTGTAATGATTCGTGCCCCTCCTTTAGCCAGTCCTGTAGTTGCTTTACCTAATCCGTATTTTGCAGCATTTTCCGTAGCGTATTTTACAAGAGCCTTTGAAGCCGGCTTCGTTACAGCCTGAATAGTTCCCATTCCAGCTATCATATCAAGCATGAACGGCAGAGATTCAGCCGTTACACCTCCAGCCTTATATCCTCTACCAAGATCACCGGAATAATACATCTTAGTTGCAGCATTGGTGACAAGAGCTTGCATAAGTGCGTCCTCTGCCGGAGTAAGCTGTTCTCCCTTGTCTACCTTGTCCATGACTTTCTTTGCAGCTGAATAATTTTTAAGATCCTGCAATCCCATAGCCCATCCGTCTAACGGAGCATCCTTAAAACCACGGGCAAATCCAGCAAAGAAGTTGGTATTGCCTTTCTTCTTAGCTTCATTGGTTATGTTCTGTGCCTCTTCTATAAGAGAAGAAGCATATTCTAGCTGCTTATCAGTATCATTCTGCTCACCTGCAACATACGCCTGAGAAAGAGTAGAAAAAAGTCCATCAGACTTTACAGATCTAGTATTTTCTACTCTTTCCTTTGCCCTTTGTTGTCTTGCATCAGCAATCATCTTATTGACTGCGCTTATCTGTTCCTCGTTCTTAGGCTTAAATACATGCTCTATCTCTTGCCTTTGCATGTATGGATCATTTGCTGCCTTTTCAGCTAAAGATATCCTTTGCTGTTCTTCTTGGGCAATATCATGTACATCTTCAATATTTCCACCACCAAAAGGAATAGTAGAAAAGTTATCACCTTTACTTTTGAAAAAATCAGGTTTTTTCTCAACTATTCTCTGTCGAACTTTAGGGTTTTGAGAAAATGTTTCAGGTTGATTAGTGTTTCCTACTAGCTTAGTAGAGAAAGTATCATAATCTCCCACATCATAACCATCATTGGTTATCGCATCATAGAGAGATTTTCTTTTGCTATCATCCTTTACATTGTTGTTGAAAGAATCAAAATCGCCTATATCATAGCCGTCTTTTGTCAACTGATCGTACAATATTCTAGCTTTGTCGTCCATATTAGAATCCTTCTATTGTTTTTTTATTATTTTTTTCCGAAGAAGAACTAAATCCTTCTATTGTTTTTTTCCCGGTCCTTCTTATAGGTCTGACATCATCAGTAGAAGTAAGAATGGCTTCTCTCATTTCATCTATAGTCATTCCCTTTTTTGTAGGATCATTAATTGGTTCTGGGAAATAACCTATTCTTACGCCTTCGTTGTACATACGAGCAACATCAGTATCTTTATTCAGATCATAAGTTACGTCACCGTCACTTCCGAATTTCATTTTGGGATATGTTTTGTTTTTCTTTTTTCCAGAAGAACCTGAAGAACCGTTTCTCTTAGTAATTTCCTGCTGTCTGTATTTCTCACGTTCCATCGCTGCATCATTAGACATCTTCTGACGTTCCGTTTGTGCTCCCTGGGAATACCGGGTTCGCTGCATAGAAGCCTTATCTCTTATTCCCTGCAATTCTTTAGCATCTTTAGACTTTTGAATCTGAATACTAAGATTTGCTGCGGCTTGTTTGTCTATAAGACCTCCTTTTAATTGAGCCTGAATTTCAGCCATAGCCTTATCCTTTTCAAACTGTAATTGTATCTTGTTAACCTGCAATTTTGCATCCCGATCGGCCTTAGCATTTGCCAAAGAATAATTCAGCATCGATTGAGTATAAGAGTTTCTTAACTTATCAAGAGCCTGATTGTAATATGCCGTATTTGTGTTGACAGGAGAAAAGTTCCTGGCACCAGCAGAAGAAGCTACAGTTTGACCAAATAGCTTTGCGAAATTCCCCCAAAAGTCAGCAGCCCTTTGCCTTTTAAGAGGGGCTTCGTTCTCTTCATAATTTTTTTTTAGAAGGGCAGCAAAAACATCTTCTCCATTGTATTGTTGCGGAGAATTTAAATTTTCTTGAGGTTTAGACATAGCCATATCTGTGGCACTTCTTACCTCTTCCGAAGCACTTTTTCCTGAAAATTTAGTCGGATTTGTAGCATTTATCGTATTTTCGTTTCGTGAGAATTGAAAATTTGAAAAAGATTCGGGAGATTGCCCATAATTTTCAAATCTCGGCAAATTTGAAGTGTCAACGGACGGATTTTTCTTTATAAAGTCAAATAGCCCCATTAATTACCTCCTTTCTTCTTTCCCCAATCTGTCATTGATAAGGCACTGCCAATAATTCCAAGACCATTCTCCATAAGTTGCGAACTCCCCTTCTCGTTAGCTTGATTTTGTGAAATTCTCATGTTCATGATATTGTTCTGATTTTCCATGTTCACTGCGTCAATGTTGGCCTTTCTAGCTGTAGCCTGCGAAGCAAGACTTGTCGTCACATCATCCAATATTTCATTGTTAGCCTGTTGCTGCGCTACAACAGACTCCGGAGTGGCACCAGTAACAACAGCTGTCGCTCTTGCTTCCTGATTCTGTTTTTTTAGAGTATTCTCTACCCTTTTCATAGCTGCCTGGGCTTCTGCGGAGTCCAGATAATTCTGATAATAGTTACGATTGTACCATGCATCATTTTTTCTCTCCTGTTCGTCTATTAGTTTCTGTTGTTCTTTCGCTGCCTTTGCAGACTTTATACCGCCTGCTATACCGGATGCAAGTCCGCCAACAGCTCCAATTATCGCTCCTATCATAATAATACGTATTATTGTGTTTGTCAAAAGCAAAATAAACTAATTATCAGTATAATAAGTTGCGTTGTTTGGTAAATCTTAAATGTGTATGAGTTACAACTTTTGTAACTTTTTGTAACTTTGTATATCTTTGATTATTAATAATTTACAAAACACAAAAAATTTAAAAGTTACAATTTTGTAACCGATTTACGATTTTAGTTACAATTATGAGCGAAGAGAAAAAAGTCATACGAAGAAATAGGCCCAAAAAGGTAAAGGAAATAGAACATTCAGTAAAGTTAAGTTATACAGATGAAGATCGTATTAAAGTAGTCCGGATGCTTGTTGACAGTGGTATGAACTATGCAATCATGCATAAGAAAACGGGAATTAATACTAACACGATAAAACAATGGTATTATAGATATAAAGGTGATCTGGAGGCAGCGAGCAGCACTCTTATTGCCGAGAAGGTAGAGATAGACTTCGCCCGAGCTAAGCTGGAGTTTTTGCAGAATAATTTTGTCAAATTGAATACTCTTGCAGATAAGGCGATTAACAAAGCCATTGTTCTCTGTGAGAAGGAAAAGGATCTTAATAAGATTAGCAACGTGCTGAAGGTAATCTCCGAACTTGTACTACGCTTCAACGATTCATCCCAAGAACAGCAGCAGACATCAGGTACTACTATTAATCTTATACAGCAAAGTATTCTTCAACTCAATGAACTAAAGGAAAAGGATAAGGCGAGATTCAGCCATATACATCAGGGAGATATTCAAGATATAAAGATATGACAAATATAAACAAAGAGCCTATGCCAAATGTACGACATAGGCTTTTTGTTGTTAGAATCTCATTAGTACATCACTTCGTAGTTCCAGGAAGTCCTTATATAAATCAGGTCTGCATACGTAATCATATACTTTTTTAAGACAAATACTAGCCTGCCGGCTTCTAACCTTAGTGTAATATCTAATAATACCTTTTGACCTGTCGCTATGGCCAAGGCAGTAATTAATAACACTGTCCGGCATACATATATCACTTGCGAATTGAGCAAAACATTTACGTGCCGAGTAAAATACTACCCTTTCCTTTATTCCGAGTTCTTCAGCCAGATCAGTAATGGAATAAGATACATACTGCGAAAAATTGTGATAAGTGAAATTATATCCGAAGTCAAGTCTACCGTTATGTCCTATCCAGGGACCGGCATATTCCATCACTTCTTCGGGCATGTCAAAGCAGATTGTATTTTCCTGCTGCGTCCTACCGGCAGACTTGGTGCGAATATATCTTACTTCCTTCTCCCTGAAATCAAGACTCATTATGTCGATCAGGTTCATACCTCCTAGCATAAAGGATATCATAAACAAATCACGTGCCATCTTCTTCTTCTTCGTTTCCGGATTTGAGTTCATTATTCTTGTAAAAGAAGAAAGAGATAAAGTAACATCCCTTACCGGAGCCGGAGATATCCTGATGGATGTAAAAGGATGTACGGTGTAAGATACCACCTGATCTGATATAGCCTTATTTATTATTACTTTTATATGGCTCAATATAGTATTTATATAGGTCTGTGTTTTACCTTGTTTGCGCAGGTGATCAGAAAAAGATTTTATCAGGACTGGTGTAATATCCTGCATGTCTATATTTCCCCGACAGTATTCACGAAAGTATCGAGATGATCTTTCTACCAATTTAGCATAAGATAGTCTGTTGTTTTCAAGGAGATAATTCACATAACTTTCTGATACTTCCCAGAATGTACTTTCTCCTTCATTGGGTCCAGCCTGAATAAGCTCTTTAATTTGCTCACAAGTATATATATCTTTGTTTTTTATATTATCTAGACGTTCCTCGTACATGTCCAGAAGATTCCGTAACTTTCTGTTTATCGACGATGCTTCTGCATTTTTCACAACTTTCCCATTTTTTAGCTGAGATGGATCGGAAAGTATAATATTAGTTACAATGTAAGATGTTTGCGACTTGTGGCGCACAGCAATTCTTAACTTGTGCGTACCATTTTTAAGAACTCTAGCCGGAATAATAACAGGATTGATTGTTGCCATATTAGTGTCCTCCTAAAAGGAAAATCTTCAGGTACTTTTTCAGGTACTTTTTTTCTTCCAAAAGTGGAAGAATTTTCCTTTTTTTTAATGGCAATCCGATATTTTACGATTTTGTAAGAGTTATTAAATATCTGTTTATCAGCCTATTAAAAGAAGAGCCGAAAGCGGGACTCGAACCCGCGACT